GTACGGCTGGGAGAGGGGAGAAGACGACGCGCTGGACGCGTAGATTTCATTGTTTTGAGGTGGCATGAAAATACTTTGGCACAGTAACGCACCGTGGTGCGGAACGGGCTACGGGATGCAGACGGAGCTGTGGGTGCGGCTGCTGACGGAGCGCGGGCATGAGGTGGTCGTGAGCGCGTATCACGGACTCAGAGGCGCGCGGCTGAACGCTGGTCCGGTGCGCATACTGCCCGGCGGCAATGATGCGTGGGGCAATGATCTTCTGGCGGCGCATTATGAGGCGATCAAGCCAGACGTGCTGTTGACGCTGATGGACATCTGGGTGCTGGAGCCGCAGGTGATCGCCGGACTGCCGCTGACGTGTTGGTGTCCGGTCGATCACGAGCCGCTGCCGCCAGTCGTCGAAACGCACCTGCGACTGTGCAAGTATCCGATTGCGATGAGCAGGTTTGGCGAGCAGATGATGCGCGCCAAAGGGCTTGATCCGTTTTACGTGCCGCACGGCGTGGATACCGAGGTGTTCAAGCCGTGCGACCGGGCAGGCGCGCGGGAAGCGGTGGGGATGAAGGGCGACGGGTTTATGGCGTGCTGCGTGGCGGCGAACCAGGGCAATCCGTCGCGCAAGAATTTGGACCTGCTGCTGAAGGCGTGGGCGCAATTCAGCCTGGCGCACCCCGAGGCGCGGCTGTACATACACACCGATGCTGAGGGCGAAAAAAACGGTCTGCCTTTGCCTTATCTGCTGAAGCTGTATGAGATCGATCCGCAGACGGTGATATTTCCCGACCAATATGCGCTCAAGCAAGGCGGATACCCGCCTGCGTATCTGAATCGGCTGTACAACGCGGCGGATGTGTTTGTGCTGCCGAGCGCGGGCGAAGGCTTCGGAATTCCGATCGTCGAGGCACAAGCGAGCGGCTGCCCGGTCATCGTGACGGATTTCAGCGCGATGTCGGAATTGTGCTTCGATGGCTGGCTGATCGAGATCGACGAAGAGAATCTGCATCTGACATTGCAGAATGCAGAACAGGCGCGCCCGGACGCGAGCGCGATCTATGACCAGATGGAGTGCGCATTCGACGCGCGGGGGAATGACACGCTGCGCATTCGCGCGCGGGAAGGGGCGCGCGAATACGATGCCAAGCGGGTGCTGGAACGGCATATGCTGCCTGTGCTGGAATGCATCGCAGAAATGGAGCGCGCATGAAGATCGCGGTGTTGAGCGACGCGCGGCTGCCGACGGCGTGGGCGTATCCAGGTCATGGGCTGGGGAAGGTCGCGCTGCTGGCGGCTGAGGAACTGGCGGCGCTTGGGCATGAGGTGACGTTGTACGCGGCTGAAGGCAGCGTGTTCGAGGCGGGCGCGCTGGTGACTGGCAAGCACGAGTCTGAGTTTGCGCCCGTCGGCGTCGATGTCGTGCTGGACATCACGCATGAACATGGCTTGCAAAAGAGTTATCAGCACGCGCCGATTGTGAACTGGTCGCAAGATCGGGAACATCGTCCAGGCAAGAACGCGATCTATCCGACGTATGCGCACGCGCGATTTCATGGCGCACGCAAGGGACGGGTCGTGAGGAACTGCGTGCGCACGCCCGCTATTCCCGATGTGACGGTCGGGGATCATGCGATCTGGATCGGCGATTCGTTTCCGCATAAGTCGCCGATTCTGGCGCGTGAGGCGGCGCGGCTGGCAGGCGTGAAGCTGATGATGGCGGGCAAAGGCAAGGGGCTGCCGGGCGTGGAGCATGTCGGTCCGCTGGACAATGCGAGCAAGTGGGCGTTTTATGCGAGCGCAAAGTGCCTGATTTTTGGCGGAACGATTGAAGCCGGACCACTGACGGTGCTGGAAGCGCAGGCGATGGGCTGTCCGGTGATCGTGATGGCAACGGGCGGGGCGCGCGAATACATCGTCCACAAAAGGACGGGGTTGGTGTGCGCGGACACGCTGGCGGTCGCTGACGCACTGAAGATCGTCGAGCATTTGAAGCGCGAAGAATGCAGCAAGTTCATAGGCGCTGTCTTCAGCGTGCGCGATTGCATGGACGAGATGGAAGCGCGGCTGAAGCTGGCGGTGTCCGGGGAGGAATGGTAACGATGGCGGCACGGGCGGGGATGACGCACCTGATCAGCGTTGTGCGCGAAATGACGGGGCTGGGGACGGCAGATTACAGCGACGACCAGATGCAAGGCGCGCTGGACCGAGAGCGGCGCAACATCTTTATGGAGCCGCTGCGGACGCTGCGCGACCAGAACCCGACGACGACCGTGTATCTCGAATACTTGTTTGACCAAGATTATGTTGAAGCATCGGTCAGCGGCACGGCGGCGTGGCGAGTCGAAAACAGCACGGGCGCGCTGATCAGCGACACGAACTACACGGTGAATTATGATGCAAAGCAAATTACGTTTTCAGTCGATCAGGGCGGGACGGCATACTATCTGAGCTATCGCGCGTATGATGCGAAGCGGGCGGCGGCGGGCATCTGTCGCGCGATGGCGGCACGGTATGCGGCGCGATTTGACATCGAGACGGACAATCACAGCCTGAAGCGCAGTCAATTGATGGCGCATTATACAAGGCTGGCGGCGCAGCTGGAGCGCGACGCGCCCGCGCGCATTGTGAGCGTGGAGCGCAGCGATGCTTACTGAGAGCGAACTGGCGCAGCTGCGCATCGACGTGCTGGCGCTGCTGCCTGACGTGTGCGATGTGCAGCGAGCGACGAACAGCGTGGACGCCGCGGGCGACGTGAGCCAGACGTGGGCGACGGTGGCGACGGGCGTGGTGTGCAGACTGGATCCGTTGACGCGGCAGGATGGCGCGGGGATGGTGGCTGAACGCGAGGCGACGCGGGCGGCGTTTGTGCTGACGGTGGCGCATGACGCCACGATTGAACTGGGCGACCGCCTGGTGCTGAACGGCAAGACGTATGAGATGACGATGCTGCACGCGACACATTCGCTGCGGGCGGTGAAGCGGCTGACGGTGATCCTGATACAGGGGGCGTGATGCCAGCGAATATCAATGTGCGATTGGACACGCGGGCGCTGGAGCAGCTGTTGGCACGCGCGCCGCAGGACGTGGAGGACGCGCTGGATGCTGTGGCGTTCGAGGGTGAGCGGATCGTCAAGATGAGTTTCGGCACCGGTCCGGCGGGACGGACATACAATATTCGCGGCGTCTCGCACACGGCGAGCGCGCCGGGCAGCCCGCCGAACATCGACACCGGGAAGCTGATGAACGCGATTCATATCAAGCGGTTGGGGCGGCTGCGGCGCGGGATCAGCACGGGGGATACGGAGTACGCGGCGGGGCTGGAATATGGCACGACGAAGATGGCGGCGCGTCCGTTCATGCGCCCGATGATCGAACGGCTTCAGCGGGACGTGGCGCGGATTTTTGACAGACACATACGATGGTAGAAGTCTGCTGCGTCGCCCTCACCCCTAGCCCCTCTCCCTCAGGGAGAGGGGAATCGGATAGGGGGAGCGGAGGGCGGCGAGGAGAGAACGATGATTGAGGCGGTGAGCAAGGGGATACGCGGGGCGCTGGTGGCGAACACAGCAGTGACGACGTTGGTGGCGACGCGCATCTACAACACGCAAGCGGACGAAAGCGCGGCGCTGCCTTACATCGTTTTTCAGTACGTGAGCGGCGGCAGCACGAACGATACGCCGCGCGACGCGCTGAATGTCGTGTTCCAGGTAGTGGCAGTCGCGGGACGGGCGCAAGATGTGCGAGCGCTGGAACGGCTGATTCGGATGGCGCTGCATAATGTGCAGCTGACGCTGGATGATGGCTGGACGGCATATGACTGCCAGCACGAAAATGCTTTTTATATGATTGATAATGTGGATCGCAAGCAATATTACATGAGCGGCGGCGAGTATCGCGTGCGAGCAGCACGAGGAGCATGAGATGGCGCGCAAGACAGGCAAAGGCTTTTATCTGGCGTGGATCAGCGGCGGGACGACGGTCATCAGCGGCGATTATCGTTCGTTTGAAGACGGGCTGGAACAGGAAAGCGCGGACATGAGCGCGGGCGGCGACGAACTGCGCGTGTATGCAAAGACATTGAAGTCGCTAAAGCCAAGCGGCGAATTTGTCTTCAGCGACGGCTCGGCGGGATCGGCAGTGTGGACCAAGCTGCAACCGGGCTCGGAAGGCACGCTGGTGTGGGGATGGGAAGGCAATGGCGCGGGGAAACCCAAGTGGGGGGTTCCCTGCTTTGTCGAAAAATCGAACACCAGCACGAAGTATGACGGCGAAACGACCATCCAGGTGGGCTGGGCAAACACGGGCGGCGACTGGGCGTTTAACGGGACGACGAACACGTTCTAGCACGCTGGGGCTGCAATTGATGACGAGGGTTACAGGGGGCTGAACGCCGCTTGTTTGTTATCTGGAGGATGAAGATGGCGAAGGCAATTCTCGTTGGCGACGCTAACGATCAGACGACGTGGGAACCAGATATGTCGATGGCGGACATGTCGCTGGCGCGCGTGCGCTATGACGACACGCAGCAACTGATGGCGGCGATGGTGGTGGCTGATCTGGAAAAAGCCGCAGTGCCGCTGGCGAAACTACTGAACAGCACGGCGGAGATGGTGCTTGATCTGCCTTACAGTCGATTTCTTGGCTACTTTCAGCAATTTCGGGAGATGGATAAGGCGGCAGCGGAAAACCCAAATGACATTGGCGTCGAGATCGATCTGAGCAACGTGAGCGCGCGGAAGATGAATGATGTGTTTTCAGCGATGCGCGCCAACAAGATCGATCATTTATGCGAATACCTGGCGACATTGGTGACACGGCTGCCGTCGAAGTATGGCGAGAAAGATGATCCGGCGACGTACAGGCAGATGTTTTACGATGACTTTATGAGCGTGACGCACGCGCTGCGCAATTCGATAAAAAAAAGCGCTTCGAGCTAACGCGCGCCATCGAATATCTCGCCAAGTTTGGCGACGAGAAAGGCGAGTTTGCGGGGATGGAGTGGCGGATACAACGGGTGCGGCTGGCGAAGCATTTTCCTGGCTGGACGCTGGAATACATTGATTCGCTGGCGTATGCGGACGTGCTGGATGTGATGAGCGCGCTGGACGGCTTCGCGATTGAGGCGGAGGAAGCAAGGAAGAGAAGACTTAGATAATGCAGGTCGGTGAACTGGTCGCCGTGATCGGCGCGGACATCACTGGCTTTCAAGCCAACATGAATACAGCGCAAACGGCGCTGGGTGATTTCGCGACGGGAACTTCACGGTTGGGGCAGCGGTTCGAGCGCGCCGGACAGCAAATGAGCGTCGCTATGATCCCGGTGGCGGCGGGGTTTGCAGGCGCAATCAGCGCCGTGTCTGATTTTGAGTCCGTCATGGTGGACCTGCAAACTTTTGGCGGATTGACGGCTGCTGAAATGCAGACGGTGAGCGCGCTGGCGCTACAGCTTGGCGCAGACACGATGTTCAGCGCAACGGACGCCGCGAACGCGATGCTGGAACTAGCGAAATCCGGCATGAGCGTCAGAACTGCAATGGGAGCGGCTGAAGCGACTTTGCAGCTGGCGACCGTCGGCGCGATGAGCATGGCTGACGCGGCTGGCGTGATCAGCAGCACGATTGCGCAGTTTAGTCTCGATCCGATTGAAGATACCGCCATGATCACGCAAACGCTGGCAGCCGCTGCCAGCGCCAGCCGCGCTGAAGTGAGCGACCTGGCGATGGCACTCGGCAACGTCGGTCCAGTGGCGATGCAGTTCGGGCTGAGCCTCGACGAAACGGCAGCCGTGTTGGGCGTTTTTTCCAATGCGGGAATTAGCGGGGCTGAGGCTGGAACGCAGCTGCGTTCGATGCTGCTGGCGATGACGAGCGATACGGATGAGACGCAAGCGGCGTGGGCGGAGCTTGGTGTTTCGTTTTACGATGCGCAGGGGGCGGTGCGACCGCTTGACGCAATCATTGACGATTTGGGCGCGGCACTGGCGGGGCTGCCGCTTGAGGAGCAGAACAGGTTGCTGGCGCAGATCGGCGGCAGCTATGGCATCGTCGGCTTGCAGGCGTTGATCAGCG